GGTCCGCTCATGCAGACGAACGACGACGGCGTGAACACGCTGACGCGCAGGAACCACATCCAGGGTTGTCGCGTGCGGAGCAATGGCGGTGACGGAGTGCGTTGCACCGGCGAGCGCTACCTGTCGATCGACGAACTCTACACGGACAACAACACCGGCGTCGGCCTGGTGATCGAGGGCTTCGCCGAGGACACCGTTCCGCCGGCTTACGCTGGGACGTCGGTGGTCCAACTCGGTCGCATCGTCAGCGCCTCGAACTCGGGCGGCGGCTACCTGTTCGACCGCTACGCTGTCCTCTCTGCCGAGTCCCTGGTTTCCGAGACGAACACCGGGTGGGGCATCGAGTTGGACTCGAGCAACCAGACGGCAACGTCCGGCGAGTCGAACGACGGCTACATCGCGAACTACGAGTGCATCGGCGACAGCTCTGGTGGGATCAACGTCCGCGAGGAAGCCGACGTCCAGGGCATGAAGTGGGGCCGCGTTCACATCCACGAAAGCGCCGGCACTACGTTCGACCAGGACACGGTCGGCATGTTCATCCGCGGTGCGCTCGACTGGCACATGGAGTCGCTGACCGTGTCGGGCATCCGAGGCACGCCGGTGCGGATCACCGACGGCGACCCGCTTGGAGCCGGGGCCAGGCAGTCCGACAACATCACGTTCGGCGAGCTGATCCTGTCCGGCAACGGCGACGGCGCGGCCGCCCTGAACCACGGCCTGTCCATCGAGGACTCGACGGCGAACGTCACGGTCGGCTGCGCGAAGCTGAAGAACGGCCAGACCGCGACGTCCTTCTACGAGGTCAACGTCTCGACCACGGCGACCGGCGTCAGGATCGAGTCCGGTTCGATCGAGTCGGCGACCGCGGCGTTCGAGTTCAACGTCCCTGCCGCTGCACTGAACGAGGTCTACGTCTCGCCGTCGGTGCGCGTCGGTGCGTCGTGGGCGAACCCGACAGTCGCCTCGGCCGCCACGCTGACGATCCCGCCGTGGGGCAACGAGGTCGAGGTCACCGGAACGACCGGGCCGATCACCGCCATGTCACCCGCTTGGCCTGGGCGCCAGGTGGTCCTGCGATTCACGGCCGGCGCTGGCTGGCCCACGCTGAACGACAGCGTCACGGCGCAGTTGGCTGGCGCGGCTGCGTTCACGTCCGTGAGCGACGACGACACCATCTCCCTGTCCTGTGACGGCACGACCTGGCGAGAGACCTCTCGGAGCGCGAACTGATGGCCTACGCACTGATCGGAGCGCTCGTCGGTGGCGCGGCGCAGTATTCGTCCGCGAGCAAGAGCAGCAAGGGCATCAAGTCTCCACGCGGGTTCAATCCCATCCGCTTCGCTGCGTCCTCGCGCATCAACGTGCTGTCGACGTTCTTCCCGGAGGAGTTGGGGAAGTACGAGATCAGCCAGGCGGAGTTCCGCCGACTGCACCGCGAGAACCCAGGGTCTGTCCTGCGCATCGGCCAGCCGCCGAAGAAGCGCAAGAAGGACAAGGGGCGTCGCGGGCTTGAGGCATTCTCTCGCTCCGTCGGAGACCCTGCTGGCGCCGCCATCGCGAAATCGCGCCGCGGCGGCCGGGGCGGCAAGGGAGACACGCGACGCTACTTCCGCGTGCCGACCAGCCAGGAGTTCAGCCAGTTGGCGAACAAGGCGTTCTCTCAGCGCATCAAGGAGAGCGACATCAACGCCAAGCGGCTGCGCTCGAGCCCGCTCTACAAGGACATCTTCGCCGCGGCCGAGGGGCGCCTGGGTGCCTTCGGGGCAGAGTTGGACTCAAGCGTCGAGGCTCTCAGTGACCGGGCCCTGGGCGCTGCCTCGACACGGGGCACCCTGTCCAACCCGGCTGTGTCCGCCCGTGCCGTCGCCCCGATCGCCATGGCACGGGCTCAGGCGCGTCACTCGGCCATCGAGTCGGCCCGGGCGAACATCCGATCGTTGTCCGCCGGCGGCGGCTTGCGCGGGGACTTCGCCTTCAGCCAGAACCAGCTCGCGTCGGTGCGCGGACAGAACCTGTCGGCCTTCTCTGCCGGGCTCGGCGCGCAAGCGAGCGCCCAGCAGTTCCGAGCCGGCATCCAGTCCGACGCCTATGGACAGGTCGGCTCCGCCTTCGCCAGCTTCCTTGAGCCGCCGCCGAAGCAAACCAAGAGCGTATACGCATAGCCCATGAGCATCATCTCTGACTTCATCGCGTTGCGCGACTCCAAGAACCGACGCGCTCTCACTGAGACGCAACTCGGCAGGGAGCCGTTGCAGCGTGAGGCGCTACGCCTCGGCAACCGGCATCAGGCTGCGGCGCTCGCTCAGATGCAGCAGTTGTTCCCGAACCAGATGACGCAGTCGAATCTCCAGACGAACGAGATGCAGGCCGAGGCTGAGTTCAGCGAGAAGGTCAGGGACTTCATGGGCCCGTTGTTCGAGGCCGCGGGACGCAAGGACGCCGAGGAGCTGCGGGGCGACAGCGATGCCCGCGAGGCGTTCGACTACATCGACGCCCAGATGGACGGCGTGATGACCGCCCGCGAGCGTCAAGCTGCGTTCGCTGAGTTCAAGTCGCTGGCAGCCCGCGGCGCCGATGGCGTCATGGCGTACCAGCAGGCCGTGCAGTTGTCCGCCGGAGGAGGCCAGGAGGGCCCTGGCGCTCAGGTTCCTGGCGCAATCGACGGCGGCGTGCTTCAAGCTCTCCGCGACCAAGAGGGCGAGCGCTTGCTCGCCGAGAAGTCGGCTGCCGAGGCGCAGAGGAGCCAGGCCGAGTCCGCCTTGGCCGATGCTATCGGAGAGATGGCGTCCGACCCTGCCGGCGGCATCTTCGCGCAGAGGCTCCTGGAATCAGCTGGCGTTGACGTTCGCGAGACCGGCAGCCTGAGTGACATCGACGACGAGACCCTCGCCGGGCTCATGGTCTCGTTCGGCACCAAGCCCGTTCGCGACCGTGGCCCTGCCCGCGGGCGCGGGTACACCTCCGGGCTTGGCCCAGTGGCAGACACGGGCCCGGGCCTGCTCGGACCCGTCGACTCGCTGACGAAGTTCGGCCTGACGGACGCAGCCACTGGCGCCGCGTCATTGCTCGGGCTAGGCGCACCGGCGGCAGAGCGAGGCGTCTTTGCAGGTCACCAGCGGAACGTTGGCGAGGCGCTAGGTGGCTTCGCTTCGTCGAACGTCTTGGCTGACAGCCCCGGCCTCTCGATGCTGGCCAGGCTCACTGACATCCCGCCAGTTGCCAGGCATGACCCGTCGCGGACGTTGCGTGCCTTGGTGGGTAGCTCAAGGGACACAGACACGAGCCCAGCAGAGATCAGTGAAGCAGTCCACTTGTATCTGAGGGGCCAGAAGTCACCGCTGTACGAGTTGGCGAAGTCGATGAACCCAGGGCTCACTGACCTTGAGGTCGACAGGCTGCTCGAGTCCGGTGGCGTCGAGGCTCTGTTCAACGGCATTGGCGGCGGCCAGTGAGCGCTCAGGACGCACTGATCCGTCTCGCCGAGTCCGGCACGACCGCCAGGCGGCGCGCGACGGTGACAGCGAACCGCGAGCTGGCCGACCCGTCTGCGTCTCCGCAGATCCAGACCAGCGGTGGAGCGATCGACCGTTCGATCGGCGGGCTCATCGACGACATCGAGGCCGGGGGCGACGCACTCCAGATCAGCCTGCGCCGCTCGCTCATCGAGTCGCGCCTCGGCCAGTCGCTGCGCATCCCGGGGTTCCGGCTGCCGACCAGGCAGCAACTGGAGCTGCAGGACATCCAGGGCCAGACCCTGCTGATGAAGCGCCGCAAGGAGCTGGACGGCCTCATCGTCGAGGACACGTTCGGCCGCCTCATGGACGCGAAGGAGGCGCTGGGCATCGACGCCTCCATCCGTGACGACCCGGACAACTTCGTGGCCGCGGTGCAACGTGGCATCCAGGCCGGCGTGTTGCCCGAGGGACTACAGATCTCGCACTCGACGTTGGCGAATGCCGGCCTGGAGTCGGCGCTGATGTCACCGCAGGCACGCACTGGCAAGCTGCTGGGCACGACGGTGTCGAACATCGAGCGGGCAGGGGAGGTGCGCGAGACGATCGGCGCCGCGGCCGGCGGAGAGGGTGCGCTGGGCCAGGCGCTCGACGCTCAGATCCAGGCTGGCGAGGAGATCAGCGGGCGCAACCTCGGCACCGGCGTCGCCACGGATGTCGACGAGCGGCTCGGAGCAAAGGAGCTGCTGAACACCTACCTCCGGTTCCGCGAGGAGCAGAAGGCACTGGTGGGCCCGCGTGTGCTCGGCGGCGCCGTGCTCGACCGCTACGCCGACGTCATCAAGGACCAACTCGAGGGGCTCCAGAAGGACGGCGAGGGCAAGCTGCTGTTCGGCAAGGGCTCGGGCGACGCAGGCGTGGACGACGAGGCTGTCCTCTTCCTCTCGACGCTGCTCGGCTTCATCGGCGCAGACACCGGCCAGGAGATCGGCGACGTGATGCAGTCGATCGGGCTGGACTACACGGGCATCAACGACGAGACCTTCCGGGCAGCTCAGGCTGCGGCGCAGGCAGATTTGGCGGCCGACAGTGGCTAGCATCGAGTCACTCGCCAAGGGCATCGGCGACGAGGTTCTGGGTGACGTCGCTGTGCGCCTGGCGCAGCGTGCGACGAAGGCCGCCGGGTCGGTCGAGAACATCGGCCGCGGGCAGGAGGCGATCTCCGCCATCGACGTGACGGGCGCGTTCAACCCGGACGCCCAGGGCTACCGCGCTACGCTCCTTGCGCCGGACAACTACGCCAACGATCCCGAGTTGTTCTACGGTCCGTTCGCCCAGGTCGGCAGCTACTTCAAGATCGGCCCAGCGTGGACGCAGTTCGCCCTGGACATGGTGCTCGACCCGCTCAACTTCGTCATCCCGGGCACCGGCGGGCTGCTATCAAAGACTGGCATCAAGGGTACCCGCGGGCTCACCGCCGCCGGCCGCCAGGCGGAACTGATGTCGACTCTTGGCAAGGTGGCTCAGGCGAAGAAGGCCGAGAGCGGTGGCAAGGTCACTGGCGCCATGGTCGTAGACGAGGCCGTCGAGGCGCTGGAGACGGCAGGCAGGCTCCTCAATGTCGGGCCGGACGAGCTGATCGCGGCGGCCAAGGGAGGTGACGAGAGCCTGAAGGCGTCGCTCAAGGCTGCGTCGAAGCTGGCGCCGGACAAGGAGACAGGTCGGATCATCGACGCACTGCGCCGTGACCGTGACGTGCTCGGACGGATCCTCGACAAGTCCGATGACCTCGTTGCCGTCGGTGACCTGCCGCCCGGCGCGTTCCTTCAGGAGACACTCCGCGGTCGACTGAGCGCAGGCCAGTCTCGGTTCCCTGGGCTGAACGTCATCCGGCCAGCGAACCCGGTCAAGGACCCGCTCAAGTTCGCCCGCCAACTCGTCGGGTTCAGTGTCGCCGACGACGACCTCATCGTCCCTGGCTCGCGGCTGTTCAGCGAGGGGCTCGACAAGGCGTTCTCCAAGCTGCCCGGCGAGGCGCTGCCCGAAGGTGTGCAGGATCTGGGGCGGGCCGAGTCGATCCTGTTCGAGTCTCGGGCATTCCGCACCGGCGACACGACCGCCGCCCACGCTGGCTTCGCGGTGCAGGCCCTGACATCCGTGCTCGCTGCACCCGGCGCACCGCAGATCAAGCTGCTGGGTGACGGAGCAGTGGACGAGGATTCGCTCAAGACCGCCTACAACTACCTGCGCGGGGCGGCGGAAGACACGGAGATCGACCCAGCCAAGTTCGCCGACTTCTCCGAGCGCTTCGTGCGTAACCAACTGGCCCTCTCGCGGTCCGTCAGCAGTCGCGCCAACGCCCTGCGCAACAAGGCGATCGAGCGCGAGATCGAGGTCATGCGTGCCTTCGCCGACGGGTCCACCACGAACATCGACGCTGCTCTGGTCGACGGATGGGAGGCGTCGATCCGCACGTTCGCCGACGCCTTCTCGCCTGACGCCCTGCGGTACGCTTCGATCTCTCCAGGCAACGCCATCGCGGCTCGGGCTACGTTCGGCACGCTCATGGCGCACACTGCCACGACGAACATGCGCGACGTGATGCGTCGGATCTACCCGCCTCGCCGCATCCTCGGCATCATCCCGGACCGGACCACCGAGAAGGCCATGGCCGAGGTGCTCCCGAGGCTGATCGACCACGTCGACCTCTGGACTGTCGATGCTCTGACGGGCAAGCCGAGTCTCACGAAGGAGACCCTCGAGGCAGTGATGACCGACGACATCGCCGAGTCGCTCTCACCGCTGCTGCGCCGCACGCTCGACAACCACGGTGGCTCCAATGGTGCGGTCGCCAAGCATCTCCTGGAAGGCATCCACCCGGAGATGGTCGACCTGGCTGCGGTGATGAAGTCCAGCCTGGACGCGATCGGCGAGAACCTGTTCGTGAACGAGGGCATCACGACACGGTTCATCGAGGACTACTTCACTCGGCTGTTCAAGGCGAACGACAAGTTCTTCGCGCAGTACGGCGGAGGCGACAACCTGTCTGGATCGCAGTTCGCCCAGCGTCTCTTCGCCGGAGACACGGACGACCACCTCCTCGGCCAGTTGATGAAGGCCGACATCGGCACGGAGGAGATGGTCAAGGCGGCAAAGGAAGGCAAGCTCGGCGCGGCAGAGATGCGTCGCTGGTCTGAGGCCGCCGCTGTCATCGCCGAGAAGCGCGGGCTCGGCGAGTTGCAGGGCGACGGCATCACGGCGTTCGCTGGCTACTTGGACTCAGTGAACAAGGCGCTGCTGTTCAACAAGCTCCGCAGCGACATGGCCCGCGTGTCCCCGAAGATCACACGCGAGTTGATCCGCTCGTTCTTCGGCGACAAGATCGCGGACGAGTTGCCCGAGTCGGCGCTCGACTTCAACCGCATCGTCGAGGGCACGCTGCCGGCCGCGCTTCGCACTGGCAACAAGCCCCTGTTCCGCGAGATCATCGACCGCGGTGGCAGCAGTGTCGTCGCGGACCTGGACCGCAAGGTGGGGCTCGAGGCACTGCGCCGCACGCTCATCGGCACGACCCGCATCGACGGTGAGGTGCTTGCGGCCGAGCGTGTCGCGAATCGCCTGGCGGGTGTCAGCGAGATCGACGGGTTCAAGCTCGTCGACAGCGCGGGCGGCCCCGTCGAGATCACGGCTGACTGGGTGCGCAACGGCGTGCCCGACAGCGTGACCGGCAAGAAGACCGTCGAAGCCCTGATCGCGCACGACATCAAGGCCGCCGAGATCGAGCAGGAGATCGTCGATGCGACGGTCGAAGCGTGGCTCGCTCGCGATCACAAGCTCGGATCAGCGGCCAACGCGAAGCGAGCACTGGCCGGGACGCAGCGCAAGTTTGCCTTGGCTGACGCTCGCACGTCGGTGGCGAAGAAGCTGCACGGCAAGGCGTCGGTCGGCGGCGTGCGCGTGTTCGACATCGAGGGCACGCCGACAACGATCGACGCTTCGTGGGTGCTCGACAACCAGGTGCCGGCCGACGTGTTCGGGCTGACCGGGCGGGGCTCCGGGGCACCCAAGTCGAAGCTGTCCGCGGCTCAGTTGCGCCAGCGCATCAAGAAGATGGTCGACGCCGAGGCAGTGAGCGAGAAGATCCGGGCGTCCGTCGATGCCAAGGTGGCCAAGATCCAGGCGTCTGCCAGCGTGAAGGAGGGCCAGGCTGCGGCGATGGATCTGCTCCGCGAGTCCGCCGAGGCAGATGCGGCGAAGGACGTAGCCAAGCGGTTCAACAAGACGAAGTTCAACGGCAGGCCGATCATGGACTCGGCCACCGGCAAGGCTGCGCGCCTCAAGGAGTCGTGGATCAGAGACCCTTCGACCATGCCCCGGACGATCGTCGCCCGCGCCAAGATCAAGAAGGTCATCGAGCGGGAGATCAGCGCGGCCGGTGCGACCCGCTTGCTGAACAAGCAGAGGCGCATTTCCAAGCAGGCCCTGCGCCATGCCGCTCAGACGATGCCTCTCGACGGAGGCAAGGCAGTCGACCGCAAGAAGCTCTGGGCCTTCGCCCCGGACTTCGGCCAGTTGCAAGACGTGTTCCGCCTGTACGAGTCAGGCGCCACAACGGGCAGGATCGCACGCGCATACGACAAGGTGAACCACGCGCTCAAGGGCACGCTGCTGCTCGGCGATGTCTTCCACTACAACGTGCTGGCCACTTCGCAGTTCATCGCCGGTGCGACGCGCAACCCGGCCGACATCCTGAACATGCTGCGGAACGAAGCCGGCGAGTTGCTGCCCGGCGTGAAGGCCGCTGCGTTCCGCAGCCTGGCTGGCGGAGTGGCCGGTGGTGTCGCAGGGTCCGGGCTGTCCGAGGACGAGGGCGACATCGCCACGTTCTCTCTGGCCGGCGCGTTCTACGGCGCGCTCATCGGTGGCACGACAGCGAACGCGAAGTACGCCCGCAACCTGGCCCTGAACCCAGAGCACCTGGACACGATCAGGTGGATGGGGCTCGGCGGGTGGCGCGGGCGACCGGATGACCGTGCGATCGGCGTGGCGCAGCGCGGTCTACAGGCTGCGGTCAAGTCGTTGCAGGGATCGAACGTCGAGTTCCTGACGCACCCGGTCACTGGCGCCAAGCACATCCTTGATGCGTGGGATCACCAGCTCTGGGGCGTGATGCACAACGGCTCCAAGCACTTCTACTTCGATCAGATCTGGCGCCGTGAGATCCAGACCCTTGAGGCCAGCAAGGAGTTCACCGAGACGTTCATCCGCGGGCAGCAGAAGGCGCTCAAGGATGGTGCCAAGGTGGTCGTGCCTGCTGTCGCCGAGGACATCGAGTTGTCTGGACTGCAGTTCGTCGCAGCCGTGCGAGACCGCTTGCGCCAGGGGCTGGCCCGCGAGGTGATGCAGACCACGAACAACACGTTCGGCGGCCAGGCGATGAGCAACCTGCTCGAGAACCCGGAGATGCAGCGCGGCCTGCGGCGCATCCTGCTCGCCCCGGACTGGACGCTCTCCCAGCTGGCGATGACCGGCAACATCTTCCTGAACCTCGACCTCCCGCAGCGTGCGGCCGTCGGCGCAGTCGTCGGCTCCGCTGTCGAGATGGCCGAGATGGGATTCAACCCGGAGGAGAGCGGCCTGCCGTACCGTGGCATGGCGTTCGGCGCAGCGCTCGGCGGCGTGCTCGGCCACTGGACGCAGAACATCAACAAGCGGATGTTCACGCCCGGCGACGTGATGGCCAAGGAAGCCAGGCGCATGACGGCTGCCGCGCTGGTCGGCGGCTACGTCTTCGTCAACGTGATGAACAAGGGCTTCACCGGACACTACGCATTCGAGAACGAGGAGGGCCAGCGCCTCGGCGTGCAGCTCCCAGGCATGAGCGACCAGGGGCGGAAGCGCTATCTCAAGTTGGGCAAGCCGTGGCTGGAGGCGTGGGAGTTCGCCGGCGTCGCGCACGCTGACCGCTACCCCCTGCCGGGCCTCGGCCGCACGCGATCCAAGCTGGCCGTGCTGCCGTCGGGTGTGCTGTCGTTCCTCGACAACAAGACGATCTTCGGCCCGATCGCCGAGGGCAAGGACGGCCCGCTCGAGACCGCCATCGCTGCAACGCGCTTCGCCGTTGGGTCTATCGCCCCCATCGGGCTCCAGGGTCCGCTCCGTGCCGCAACGTCCGGCTTCGAGGGCGGCGAGACGAGCGCCGGTGCTATCAGGGCTGCGGGCTTCCAGGTTTCTACTGGGCGAGAGGTCGCGCCCCTCACTACACTGGGCCCGGCGCTGCAAGTGCCTCGCCTGTTCGACACCCCTTTCCTGAGTGAGCCATGAAGAACGCCAAGAGCATCAAGCTGTCGCAGCAGGGCGCTCCCCCAGTGGAGCCCGCGAGCCACAGCGTCAACGTCACCAGCCCATCCAAGACCGACACGCGCCAGGCGCACGAGGGCATCATGCGTCCCTCGCTCGCCGGCTCCCGACCCACTCGCCACGACGGCGCGGTCGGCTCGGTCGGCAAGAAGGGCAGCATCACGAAGTTGGGTGGCGGGGGTCGCGGCGATGGCTTCAAGTTCAGCTACTGAGCCACAGCCAGGCGACCACTCGGTGAAGCTGACGTGGCGGCTGGTTGCCAGTGGCGCTGTCTTCGTGGCCGTCAGCCTCGTGAGTTTCCTCTCTCTCCGCATCGGCTTGCCGGCGCTGGAGAAGGTGACCGAGACGCTGGCCAGGGTCGTGACGACGCAGGAGCGGGCAGAGATGCGCGACGAGATCTTCCAGCAGGAACTGCTGCGGCTGCGAAGTGACGTGGACGGTCACGAGGTGAGGCTCGACGACCACCACGACGCCCTCCTCACGAACGGCATCAAGTTGGGAGGCTGAACTGTGTTCGCTTGGCAGCGTGGATCGCGCTTCGGTGTCAGGGCCGATGCCCTGGCTCATGCGATCCCTTGCCGCAGCTGCTACGATCACGACACTCGCCCTCGCTATCGCGATGGTCGCGCTGGCGATGTGGGCAAGTTCGATCTCTCAATCAGCCCAGGCCCTTGATGTGGTCGTCGGGCGACAGGAGCTGACCATGGCAGAGTGGGACTGGACAGACCCGGACGATCCGGTGGGTGGCGCGATTCACATCGTCATCACGCTCGAGCAGTACAACATGGACGTGGGCCTCTGGGCCGCTGCGGTGCGCCTGGCCAAGATCCAGTTCCCGCCTGACCCGCCGGACTGACGATGGGGCACGTCGTCATCTGTTCGTGCGAGCGGTCCGGCACCTACGCCACCTGGCTCATCGTCCGCGAGCTTCAGCGCAGCCGAGGCGACTGGATCGAGTACCAGACCCCGGTGCAGTGGCCGAAGGACTACTCCTCGCTCCCCGACATGGACGAGCAGGCCCGCTTCGGCGCCCTGCCCACGGGCGCGGTCGTGGAGGTCGATGGACAGGGGCCTGGCGAGCGGACGACGTGGCAGTCCCTGGCGGACGTGGCGTCGTGCTGGTGGACGCACAGCCCGCCTGCGTGGGTGCTGGGGGCGACGCCGTCGGACGTGACGATGCTCTACTTGCACCGCGAACTGGTGTCCTGGGCCGAGTCGTTCTCTCGCTACGCCGATTACGAGGCGCCGGTCGCCCGGTGGCGCATGTTCGCGGGGCAACGCGAGGTCGTGTCGGACACAGCGGGGGCGCACGAGATGTTGTTCGAGGTTCTCGGCCGGTCGCTGGAGCGCTACGCGAACGACGTGTGCCAAGCCATCTACGGCGACTCGCCGAACGCGGCGGAGATGGAGGCCATCGTCGAGGTGGCGTCGCTCGAGGCTGTCCGGGCGCGGGCTCCGAAGCACATCACGACAGAGCCCGCGCCCAGAGGCTGACTCAGCGCCTCAGTTGATGGTGCCACGGATGAAGTCGGCCGCACGGGTGAGGATCGTGCGCACGGCATCCGCGCCATCGAACTCGGGGACGTTGTCGAGCAGATCCTCGACCGCGTGAGCCAGCGCCAGCAGCTTTTGGCTCGTCGGTCGCCTGGCCTCCTGTTGGGCAGCAGCCTCCCGCGCCTTGGCAGCGGACTCCTCGGCCTCCCACCTGACCCTCTCCTCGGTGGCCTTGGCGTCGGCCAGGCGCTGCTGCTCGAGCCGCTCGGCGTCCAGAGCAGCTCGCTCTGCCGCCATGGCGTCGGCGATGGCCTTCTGCTTGGCGCGCTCCTCGGCTCGCTCTGCCTCGAGAGCGTCGGCCGCAGCCTTCCGCCTGGCTGCGTCCTCTGCGCGTTGGCGATCCAGCTCAACGCGTTCAGCGGCGAGCTGCTGAGCCTCTCGCTCCCGCTCCGCCGCAGCGGCTGCCTCGGCTGCGATGCGGTCGTCGTGCGCCTGCTGCGCGACAGCCAGGGCCGCCAGGAACGCCTCCTCGTCCATCTCCCGCACGTCCTCCGGGATCATGTGGCTACCGATCGCGGCGAGCGCATCCATGCGTCGGCGCAGTTCCTCGGCCGCAGCCACGGCGGCAGCCTGCCTCTTGCGCTCGGCGGCCTTGGCGACGATGTCCTCTTGTCCCTGGAGGCGCTTTTCGATCGGCGTCAGCAGGGCTGTCAGTCGGCGGGCCTCGCCATCGACGGCCTGCGAGTAGCGCAGCGCGTCGGCCTTGAGTTCCTTGCGTGTCTTCTCTACCTCGATGCGCATCGAGCGAATGTCGAGGCGAGCGCGACGCACGACAGAACACCCCTCGGCGTCATCCTCACCAGACACCTTCAACTCGTTGTAGATCGCAGCAAGTTCAGCGATCTTCGCGTCGTTGGGCTGGTAGCGCGCAAGCGCCTCCAGCGTCATGCCTCGAGCCGTCACGGCGTCGGTCATTCCTCTTCCTCCATTTTGATCGCGACTCTCTCGTCGCAGTTGTAGCAGCCGACTACGTCGCCGTGCTGCTCGATGAGCCCACCGCAGTACTGGCACAGAGCCGTGACCGGGCTCCCGTTCGCATCCCACCGCGGACCTGGGTCGCTCACTTGCCCGCCCCCGTCTCGGCGGCTGCAAGCGCAGCCTCCACGGCCATGTTCACAGAGATCTTGCTCGGGGTGGTGTCAAACGCCCATAGCAACAGCTTCGCGCTGTGCCGCGGCCCTGGCGCGCGCCCAGAGCGCTCCATCTTGCAGAGCACAGGTTGACTGATGCCGATTCGCTCGGCCAACTCGAACTGAGTCAAGCAGGCAGATGCCCGGTACAGGCGCAGCATCACAGCAATAGGCGATTCAGCTCTGCTCATCTTACATCCTCCGATGCAGCCGACTCGCGACACTGGCGTACATCCGCCGCGCCGCCTCGCGATTCGCGATAGTCGGCGCCGAACGTGTTGGCCCAAAGCTCGCGCTGGCTCTTGGCCAGGAAGTACGCCAGTGTCGCGACAGCGATGACAATGGCGATCCTGCTGGCGACGCTCTTGATCGATCGCCTCGTCCGCCAGCTCATCCTTCATCCTCCGATGCGGCAGCTGACTCGCTGCGCCTACGCACGTCCGCCGTCTGGTAGCGCTTCACGCACGTCGAGCAGAGAGACTTCCAGTAGACCGGCCTCCAGTCACGCGGACTGCGGACAGTGGGCGTCATGGTCATGCTCTCCGTCGACCCGAACAGGCTCATCTGGCCTCGCATGATTGTGCAACGCCCTGCGTGGGTGTCGCACTGGCCGGTGCATTCGCACCTGTCGCCGGCCCTCTTCTCGGCGGCCTTCCTGGCTTCGCTCCGCTTCATCTCGCATCCCTCGCCGGCGCGCCCGTGGCGCTGCACCCCATGCACTTGCCGCACCCAGGACAGTCGATGTGCTTTCCCTCGCCGGGGAGAGCGATGCCTCCGACCGTGGCCTCTTCGCGCTCTGGCTCGCTTCGCACATCGTATGTCCTTCCGCAGTTCCAGCAGTCCCAGCGCTTCATCTCGCGTCGCCCTCCGTGGCAGCGTCAGCTTGCGCCCTTCAGCGCCTCGACCACGGGCGGGCGGGGCACCGGGGCCTTGTAGCCCGGCAGCTTGGAGATCCCGACCGTGCCTTCCGGGCTCGAGCTGATCTTCAGGTGGACGTCGTCGCTCTGGCGCACGCCCTCGGGGTAGCCCGACTTGAGCGCCGAGTAGACGCCGGACCGGAAGCGAGCGACCGCCTTGGTCAGCTCCTCGCCGGCCAGGCCGGTGCTCTTGGCGATGTTGACCACCAGGGTCCGCCCCTCGCGGGCCTCGCCCTCACCCGGCAGGGCCATCGCCAACACGCGGCCCACCACCTCCTCGTACTTGCTCGGCGTCACCGCCGCCACTTCCTCCATGACCAGACCCATCGCCATCTCCTGTTCCGTTGCGTAGCAGCCCGGCGACACGCGCCACCGGCAACTGCGGTGCTGATAGTAACTCCTTGCTCGCCGCTGAATCAAGTGCGTCCTGCGCCATCCTGTTCCACATGGCGACGAACGTGCGGCGAACAGACGCCAGTCGCTGCGGGCTTGCGCTCATGTCCCACGGTGCGTAGTCCATGGCCTCGATGACGTAGAGCACCTCGCCCGTGACGAGACCGGATCTCTCGCCTGGCTTCCCGGCCCTTGCCATCTCAGCGGAGGCCCACGCCTCGTCGGCTGTCAGCAGTTGACCGCCCATCACCCGCGTGACGATCGCGGCGAACTCCGGGACGGATGGGAAGAACCTGGAGCCGCTGCGGTACGCGATCCTCGCCGACTTGACGATCGCCTCTTCCGGTATGTGGCTGAACTCCGAGCGCCACAGCGCGGCCGTCGCCTCGCTGATCTCAGCGTTGGGATACGCTCCCGCCAGGATCATCATGGCCTGTTGCAGCGCCGAAGGCCCTGGCGATGGAGGCTGCGCTCCTGTCTGTCCGTGTGTCTCGTGCCCTGTCTCGTGGCTCATGGTCTCCGATCACGCATGGCTTGTTGATGTTGGCGGCGAGCTGCCTGACCGAGCGCCCGACTTGAGCGATCCAGTGGTCATCGCAGTGCAGGAACCGCTCGACCCTGCCGGCCAGGTCTCGAGACTCCAGGGCCCCGAGCAGCTTCCTGGCGACAGCGACGTCGGCCTGCCTGTCTGGGACGTAGACCGATCCGGTTGCCAGTTGGTAGCGCTGCGCGAAGAAAGCGAGGAAGGCCTCGACCCTCTCCTTGGCGATGCCACCTGTCCTCCGCTGTACCGGGGACACCTTACCCGAGGCTGCTCGAGCTGCCTGCCTGGTCTCCTTCTTCCTCTCGCGCTGGAGGAAGCGCTCCGAGTTCGTGCGGCCGAGGCCCGGGAAGACGTAGGCCCCTGCGGATGTCTGCACCGCGCCGGCAGTGACGACCTCCGTCCACCCGGCGGCGCACTCCTCTTCGCTGATCGTCCGCGGCAGCCTGCCCCAGATGATCTCGGGTGTCAGGTTTCCGGCGGCGATGATGACGTCGATCGGCCTGCTGTGATCCCCGTCCCAGATCACGTCGCCGTCGTCGAGCGCGATCGAACACGCCATGAGGAAGACGTGGCCAGCGATCGGTGACAGCTTGGCGAGTGATGGGGATGAGGACCACAGCAGGCCCGACACGCGCTGGTATGTTTCAGCGGGCATCGGTCACGTCAAAACGGGACTTCGTCGTAGTCCGCCAGCGGGTCAGGCGCAGCCGGGGCGCCGCCAGTCGCCTCGTGGACTTCGGCCACCCGCTCCTGCCACTGGTTGGTCCACCAGATGGACGGCGTCTCCTTGCCGTTGTTGCTCTGCTCGCACTCCTTGCTGCGACACTTGAAGTCGGGCGCCTTCGGGTTCTTCTTGCCGAACTTGCCCTTGCCGCCACGCTCGGGCTCGCGGTTGTCCCAGGTCGCACCACCGCAGTTGGCGCAGCGAGGGTGATCGACGCAGGGCCAGGCGCTGCCGCACTCCCCGCAGGCTGACCCGATGGGCAGACCCAGCATCTGACCGCCGGCCGGCTGGCCCGGCTTGACCGGAGGTGGCTCGGACGAATCGAACACCTCGACCACCTCGCCGGGCTGCATGGGCGGGAGTCCCGTCGGCGGAGGAGCCTCGGCCCGGTCCTCGTGTACCGTGGCCGCCTCGCCGCTCGATGCCCAGCCCGCCGACCTGATCTTCTGCGCCGCGGCATCCATGTCCCCGGCGCACGCCTCCAGGGCCCCCTTGCAGTGCATCAGCGACGCCCCGGTCAGCTCACGCAAGGCCGTCACCGCCAAGGCGTCGATGGTCCTGGTCAGCGAGCGATCGAACTCCTGCTCCACTGCGCCCAGCTTCGGGGCGATCCAGTGCGTCCACTTGCCGGTCTGCTTGTGCTTGTGGGCCTTGGCGCCACTGCCGTCCGGCGGCCAGCCTGGTCGCAGCTGGACCTTCGTCTCGCCCAGGGAGTACAGCTCACGCCCCACGCCCCAGAGCACACCGGCACGCTTCAGTGCCCCGGACCAGGCGCCCTTCATGGCCTCGATGTCAGTCGCCGGGCAGACGTCGTACTTCCAGAGCCATGTGCGTCCGTCGTCACCGAGCACCCCGATGCCGACCTTGAAGCCCGCCTCCTGCCCGCACGTCACCTGCTCGCCGGAGACCTGCCACCCGAACAGCCCGAAGGCTTCGTCGAACCTGTCTTGTACGGCGCGGCTTGTGACGTAGGCCAGGATGCGGACCCACTCTCCGACCTGGCTCTGCACCCGCCACTCCAACTCCTCGTCGGTCATCGGCGCCGTCAGTATGTCGAAGCTGCTCACTTGTCCTCCTCCTTGGGCTTGATCTCTTGCCAGTAGGAGCAGAACTCCGAGACGGAGCACCAGTCCTGACAGCGCCGGCTCGTGCCGGGGCGCTCGATGATGGCGTAGTCGCTGGGCCGCTTCTGCTCGATCACCCAGTCCTCGGCCTCGTCCATGCTCGTGCAGACCTTCGACGCCCGCTTGTTGGCCGGCTTCTGCACAGCCCAGGTGTCCTCGGTCTGCCAGCGTTCCTCGGCAGTGCAAGGCTCGGGCGTGGACGTGGACTGGGCAGCGATGCGCCGCTCGATCAGGCCCGTGGCCGCCACGGGCGAGAGCAACTCGACCTGATGCACGGTGATCGGGGCCTGCGGGTAGGCTGAGTCACGGGCAGCCTCGGCCTTCGACCAGTCCAGGCAGATGAACACGACGCGGAGACCGAAGACCTCGACGCCGTTGCGCCTGGCCAACTCGGCGTAGATGTTCTCCTGCTCGACCCAGTCATCGGGCACGCCGCCCTTGATCTTGTACGCCTTGCCGGTCTTGTAGTCGTCGATGATGGTGCCGTGCTCGATGGCAGTCATCACGTCGACCTGGCCGGAGACCATCACGCCGTTGAAGTCGGCGAACAGGCGCTCCTCGACAGTGACGCTGGGCATCCCGGCGGCGGCCTCGAGGATCGCGTGGACCGCCGACCCGAAGAGGCTCGACACGCCGTCGCTGGCGTCCACGACGATGTCGCTGGCGTGCTGGATCTGGAGTCGCCGCTGCCAGGCCGGCTTGAGCAGCTCGGTGGCCGAGAAGTCGGCGCTGCCCTTGCTGTAGCTGGCGTTGAATGCCTTGATCGCCTCGACTACGGGCGCGGGCAGGTCGTGCTTGTTCGTCATCGTGCTCATGTCAGCCCTCCACGGGTGATAGGTAGCGCATACCGCGCCGGTGCTTGGCGCCGAGGATCGACCTGATGGTCATCTCCATGTCGCCGGATGTGTCTCGCACGATAGCAGGATACCATCCCTCCTTCGCGCAGCGTAGTGCGACCTTCTCGGCGACGTACTCGGACGTCCAGCCTGGGATGAGTCGCGTTGTTTTGCCGCTCTCTCCGTTCACCAGGAGCGGAGCGTACCTCTCGTCTTTCGTCACAGCATCTCCATCGCCAGCATCCTCACGAGCGTCTCCATCCGCATCGAGACGACCTGGTCCAAGAAGGCCGGCTGACCGCGCAGCTTGTAGACGACGACCGGCAGCGGTGCGCCAGGGACTCTAGCAGCCTGCTCCCCCGCCTCACGCAGCCACTGCCCTACGTTGTGCTGCTTGCGGTTCTTGGCCTGGATCACGATGGTGCCGAAGCCGGAGCGCAGGTGGATGTCGCCGACGTCCTCGTTGCCGTGGTCCTTGCCGTAGTTGCCCATGCGCTCGGCGTTGAGACCGAGAGCTACGAGCCCGTCGTGGATCAGCTTCTCGTAGGCCGTGCCCTTGGCCTTGTGCTTGTTTCCAGCGCTCACTCCTGCTCCTCCAGCGCCGCAAGTAGCGACGTGATGCGATCGCGGGCCTTGCCCAGCAGCAGGATCTCGTCTCCGTCTGGGCGGTAGCCATCTTCGTCAGTGGCCGTGCTCAGGTACAAGCTGCCGCCGTCCGGCCAGAAGCACTCGATCGCGTAGCGGATTCTGAGCTGTCCGTCGGACGATGCCTTCCCGCGCAGTGACTCCGCACTCGGCTGGTACAAGAATGGGTCTTTCATGTCGCCCTCCAGGGCCTTGCGCTTACGCGCAGATGATGATGAGCGCCAGCAGCCCGATGCCGCTGACGAAGAGAAGTGGCACGACGCCTGGCCGTGCAACGTACAGCGGCTCACTCATGCTGCCCGCCTCCCGGTAAGTGTGAGCGTGTCGGCATTGCGCGGAGGACACTGGCGCACTCGCTGGTCGTCGCAGGTAGGCGCCCCATGCCAGGACACCGTGCCACGCCGGGCCATCCAGCGAGCGAGGCGCTGCCGCCGACACGCTCACGTTTCGTTGCTGCCCTCACGTCCGCCATCGTCCGCGAGAGCTTGTCGTTTCAGGTTCGGGATGTGGATCTTCTCGCGCCAGGTGTCCCGGCAGAGCGTGGACCACGTCCCCCATGCTGCCCAGTACGGGATGGCGTGGTCGACCGAGAAGCGCTCCAGCTCCTCGACGCTGCACCGCAGCCCGTCCCGTGTGTTCGTCACGTCCCAGCGCAGAGGGTAGTCGGGCACGGTCTCACCCAGGTGCCGCATGGCATCGCGCATCGCTCGAGCCGAGGCCCTGGACAGCTTCAGCCGGTCGGCCAGGCGCACGGGCGAGCGGGCCACGGCGTGGTGCGGGGAGACGCAGAGGGAGGTGCCTCGCTTCCCTGCTGCCCGTGCGCAGATCGCCTCGACGTGGACCTGGGGCAGCCCGTGCCGGTGCCACCGCTCGGCCATCCAGCGTCGTGCCTGGATCGGCTTGCGGTTGAGCCAGACGATGCAGGAGTTCTTGCTGACCGGCCCCAACCAGAGCAGGCAGCCCGTGGCTGGGTCGATCCGCGTCTCTCTGCTGCCGGTGTCCGGTGCTGGCATGGCCCGACCGTACCACGCTGGCCGTGCAATGGAAAGCCTCACGCGCAGGCGCAGGCACGCACCCAAGTGTCCCTCCGCTGCCTCTCGTCAACTGTGCTCCCAGGGTGCTCCGGTGTACGGCTCTGGCTTCGGCTGCCAGTCAGGGCGGCACTCTTGGCAGCCGTCGAGCCGGTCGCCACAGTTCGGGCAGCTGTCGTCGTGGTCGGTGTTCATGCCAGCAACCAGCCGGCGGCGGCATCCGCCAGGACCGAGCGCTGGTCCGGGGCGATGGATGTCAGCGCGATGCGGGCGGACCCGTGGTGTGCGATGTCACCGCGATCAACGAACATGAGCCACTCCATGGCGACTCCGCGACGGCCGGCGCTGGAGAAGAGAGTGGCTGGCTCGAGCTGCACCCTGGCCGGCGTACCGCAGCGGTCGAGTAGAGCCTGGAGGCTGGAAGCCGAGGCCAGGCACAGGTCCGATGAGTCGTGGAAGCGTGCCACGCCCAGCTCCTCGATCAGCGTCGGCAGGATCCCAGCGGTAATGAGCGCCAGCTCCCTGCCTCGACCCGCGCCATGGTGGGAGTCGAAGCCGTGCGCTGCCAGTACCTTGCCGGTCAGCCTGTCCCAGCTCCCCAGCATGGCGTCGCTCGCCAACTCCACGGCTGGGCTCCTGCGCCAGTCGATGAGCGCGGACAGGAACGGGGCCTCGCTCTTAGAACGCGACATCGGCGCCTCCCTTCGCGCACTCTTGGCACTCTGCGGTCTCGTCCCCGGACCCGTGACAGGCCAGGCAGATACCGCGCAGCTTGGCGATGTCCTCGATGCGATCGCGCACCGTGGCTGGTATGCGCGAGTCAGCCAGGAACGTCGGCCAGGCCAGCAGTCGCAGCATGTCCTCGCCGAAGTCTCTCATCATGTCAGGCATTGCGTCTTCCTCCACTTGTCTCGTTGGCGCTACGATTCCGATCACGGTGTAGCCCGCGCATCGTGACCCGACGGCAGCGCCACTGTCGGGTTCTACCAGGAAGCCAGGGCCTAGTAGGTGATCGTCGTCCGGCATGAGGATGGCATGGGGCTTGCCGGTGGTGTCGGCCATGCTATGGGCTCGCGCCCACAGTGCCTCGCTCTTTTCGGTCATCGGTCGTGGTCCTCCGCGTCGGGGTGGTCGGGCCAGTTGCTAGGGTCGTTGCAGCCGTCGAGCAAGCAGGCGCACGACTGAAACACCTGCCCGGACGGCAATGGCTCCGGCAACAGCTGGACAGCGACACCGCACCCCTGGCATACAGCCGGCGTCGCTTCGATCTCTCGGCGGTGGCGATCTTCGCCAGCATCACGCCTGGCCCGCACTGCCCGCCACTCTCTCTCACTCATGCGTCTGGTCATCGGCGCTCCCTCCTTGCGATTGATAGTAGCACGTCACGAAACTCTGATGGCGTAGCGGCTCGCTGGTTCTTACTGAGTCTCTCCAGCATCCCGCGCCGTGGTGAGTCGCCAGGCCTGCGCGGTGGGGCGCTCGGACCCATGGCCAGGTCTTCGGGTCGAGGGCCGGAGCAGTAGAGCCAAGTCGGCTTGCGGGCCATGTGCCCGTAGTGCCCCTGCTCGACGCAGCATGTCCAGCCGCCGGGGGCCTCGATCCAGCCGCCTCCGAACGGTGGGGCCGGGATGCCGTGATGGGCCCATGCCTTGCTGTTGGCTGGGTGCTCCAGCACTCCGCCCCACTGGCGGACAGCGGACAGCGCAGCGGAGAAGCAGCCGCCGTCATCGCCCAGCTGGTAGCGCTTCGTGCCGGACGGTGAACCGAACCAGTAGTTCCCCCAGCGTGCGCAGGGCGGGTGGGCGACCACGGGATGCGGTCCAGCGTACTGTCTCGCGTCCCGTCGCTCGTCCCACGGGTCGACTCCATCGACCCCTTGGTAGCAGCCTCGCGGCTGCACATAGAGCGCGGCGATCATCGGTCACGCTCCGGGCAGGGACTTGCGCACCTCGGCCACCAGCTTTCGCCGGACCTCGGCCCGCATGGATTCGACGTCACTGCGGTGGACGTGGTCCGCGCAGTAGGCGTCATCACTCAGCACGTCGCGGATGTCCCGCAGCGCTTGGCAGTATTCGTGCCGCGCCCACTGGGACGGGGTCGGCTGGCTGATCATAGTGTCCTCTTTCTGCCGGATGGCCTCCGGCTCAGTGATGTTCGATGACGATCGAGGCCCGGCGGCTGCCGGACTCCGCTCCGTTGCAGGCGAGACAGTCGGAGCATTGCCGGTCGCTGACCGACGCTGGGCAGACGATCTCACCCGGCATGGGCTCGGCCCGGCCCTTGGGAGCGACCCGGAAGGTGCGCCAGCCCTTGGACTGCGCTTCTGCAGCGTCGGCTCGGCTGTTGCAGCTGGCCATCACCAGCGGCCGGAGAGCCGACCGGAAGCGGCGCCACTGGTGAGTGTACCCCGTGCGCCCAGCGGCACGGCTCGACAGCGCTCTCCAGATGCGTGGTGGCACCGCTGCTGGGTCACCGTAGGATCCGATCCGCACGAGCCGACCGGCGCCCACTGCAGCTGGCGAGCGATCGTGATAGACGCCACGGTGGTAGGCTCGCCAGACGCTCAGCGGGGCCTGGAACGTGGCAACGTAGCAGCCCCCGCCCTTACTGGGTCGCATGGGACACGAGCCGCACACGGCTTCATCGGCTCCCGTGCGCTGCGCTTCGTGCGGCGCTTCGTCCTCGGCGAGAATCCAGGTCTGGATCATGTCGCCCGTCTTGCGGTTCTGCGTGCCGTCGGTGGCGATGACGACGATGGGACGGCTGTTGATCCGCGACGGACCACGGTAGATCACCGAGCCGCTCATTGGTCCATCCCAAGTGCGCTGCGCCAGCGGCCGACCGCACTAGTGGGACCGCGCTTGAGGAGCGCGGACCGAACCTGAGCGTAGGAATCAGCGGAGTCTGAAAACTCCCGATCCTCCATGCTCCACATCATGGGGCCCTGTAGGTGCCCGCTACCGCGGTGCCATTCCAGCCAGTTGCGAAGGATGCAGCCGTCGTCACTCCGCGGCTTGCGGATCGCCTTGACCTCGCCACGCTTCATCGCAGCGAGCGACAGTCCATCCTCGACCGCGTCCACGATCCGCTGCGGGAGGACGCTCAGGAGCCCCATTGAATCCGTGAACTCGGCAATCGCCCGGACTGCAGCGAGGTACAGCTCCAGCGTAGGCTCGCGATTGGATGCCGCGATGGCCTCCAGCGCGACCACGGCTGGCTCTCTCTTGCTGTTGTCTTTCATTGTCTTTCTCCTAGTGGCATGGCGCGCCGCCCTCACCGTGGCCACGATGGGGGCGGCTGGTCACGTCACTGTCGTCCTGCTGTCCTGCTGTCCTGCTACTCGGCAGGGAACCTCGCCAAGAGGTCGTCGGACCAGACGATGCGGATCGTCTTGTCCCCGAAGGTCCAGAAGGTCCGTGGCGTGCCCTCGCGGACACTGGCTGCCGGCCCGATGGCGCCGCACTCTGCGCGAGCCACGGATACTGCGTGGTCCACGTCATCCGCCAAGACGACCTCGGCCGGGAACTCGGGGAATCTCACTTTGTACTGCGTCGCCATCTGTCGTGTCTCCAAGGCATGGGAAAGGCAAGGCGCCCGGCTCACCGCGACACCTGCGAAGGCATCCGGTGAGCCGGTGGTCTAGTCTCTCGTTGACGCGGGATACTGCGATCCTTCCCGATCGCCGGCTCAAGTCTGGCCATACCGCGTGGTACCGTTCCTCGCCGAACCCTCGCAAGGGTCGACGGTTTCCGGCCTAGGTTGTCAAAGGTCGCCACTGCTCTGCGCTTCCTACTGCGCCCTGCTGTCCTGCTCCTGCGTGCCTCGCGTCTGCCGCCCGGCCCATCGGGGCTCGTGGCTCGCAAGGGATATCAGCCATCCGGCTGGGTCCACTCCGCGCTGCACAAGGGGAAGCGAGATCCCGTAGCAGACCGAAGGAGCGAAATAGCAGTGCCACACATTCGCCATGTACTAGCTACAGGCGTGGCTGCGCTGGGCGCGCGATGAGGCCCTGCCAGCTGCGACCCCGGTGGGCGCGATGGCCACGGGATGCGATGACCACCAGCTCGGCGACGGGCGCGGGACGACCGAGGAGGCTGGGGGCTTGACGGGTCCCACTCACCCCTCATCCGCTGCGACACCGAGGGGGCCCCGGGGTGGCCGGGGGGTTCTGGGCAGGGGTCAAGGAGAAATCCCCCTACTCACGGTTCCTTCGCCGAGGCGCTGCAAGGATTCTTGCGCTGGCGTCGGCGGTGACCAGGCTCGCAAGCTCGCCCCTGTCCTCGCTTCGCTGCGGCAGGTTCATTGCCATCGCAGATCGAGGGAAGGATGCGCTAGCACCGACCGATGTAAGGCAGTGCTGTTCCGGCTCCGTGTGCTAGGGCACACTCCGCCGGGTGCGCGATTGTGACAGCGCGATTGTCGGGCGTTTTGCAGCGCTCGTCAAGCGTCGAGTGAAGGCGTCACACACTGACGCAAGTCGTGGTTCTTCAGTGACTTACGGCGCTGCTACGCTCGTGGCGGTCTCAGAAACTTGTCACGCATGATGGCTGGGACGTCGATCACGGTGACTCCTTTGGCCTTGGCCTGTCGGACCATGTTCGCCGTTCCACGGCCCCCTGGAAAGGCGACGACGGCGATGGGCCCTGGCATTGGAAGGAGCCTGTCGAGCATCTCGCGGTTGCGGATAGGGCCGGCCGCCTTGCCGTGGACCTTCCAGTTGGCCTCGATCTCCAGGACCTGCGTGTCGCGCCCGCTGGCCCACTTCCTGGCCAGCTCGTCGGCGCCCCGCGCACCGCCCTCGATGATCGTGTCTGGAGCGATCGAGTCGAGAACGCGGCTGACGCACATAGCATCTTTGTAGTCCCTGCCGCCGCAGACGATGATGGACCGCGGACTGCCTGGGTTGCTCACGGCGCCAGGCTCGGGACGAGGACGCTGTCTACGTCTCCGCCGCACGTCGTCACGAGACGGCACGCGATCTCGCACGCCTCCTCTGCCGATGCCCCGGCCGCCATCGCCCCAAGCGCAACCTCGGCACCAGATCCCCAGGCCCACACGCCAGGGTACTCGGTGGGCTCTGCGTACCTCGAGTAGTAGCTCGCCATGTTTGGCGTTGAGCTGCAAACTACGATGATCCCGGAAGGGTCTGCCCATTCACGCGGAACAGGGAACTCGAGTGTCCTCTCCCGGTACCATCGGTGCAGGGCGTCGCACTCATCCAGGTCACCCATGCCCGCCGCTGCGTAGCCATCTCCGGTCACGAGCTTCATCGCCTCCCTGGCCAGGTCGTGGCCGTTGACGTGCAACCGATCGCACGCTAGAACCCCGTCCTTCAGCGCTATGACTGTCATCCTTGGTCCTCCTTGAGCGGTGTGTCTCTGGCTGGCTCCAGGGCGGCCTTGGCCCAGGCAATGAAGGCCCGGTTGCTGCGAATGACGGCTCGCCACGAACGTCCGCGAAAGTTGTACTTCATGGGTCGCCCTCCTGGGGCGGTGGTGCTTTCTGGGAGGCCCATGCCTTGATGAAGGCGACCTCGAGCCAGCCTGGGTCGCCGCAGTCGTCGGCCTCGCCGTCCCACTCGAAGACCGTGGCCTGCTCGATGCGCCACCCGTCGCGGTCGAAGTCGTAGCTGATGCGGATGTCGTCAGCAGCACGGACGTCTATGAGGCCGACGAGTATGTAGCTGGGGCTCTCGGGGAGCCGTGGATACCAGAGGTCCGCAAGGGTGTGAGTCCCGTCACGGCTTACGCCAAGAGTCATCCTGGATCTCCCTTGATCTCGACATGGGACTGCTCGCCGTTCCAGAAAAGATGGCCTATGAGTCCGAGCAGGGCCTCCTTCGGCCATGTGCTATCAACGGACTGGCCGAGGAAGGTGTAGTCGTGCCAGTCTCCGGCGTGGCCGGCAACGGCAGCTTCGATCGCTTCTTCGCGTGTCGTCATCCTTCGTCGATCTCCCGCTCGGTCTTCATGGCCCTGGAATCTCGTGGCGCAGGATCGGCTTGGCGGAGTACACCTCTTTCATTGCAGCCAGCGAGTCCTGGAACCACGCGGGGTTGTCCTTGTAGAGCGTCCGCCACTTCACCGCCCTTGGGTCGCCAAAGGGGTTCCCTCGAGAGATCGCCTGGTTGGCGTCGAGTTCTCCCTGGCTGATCGTCAGAGAGTCGACGGCCCTGGCCTTGCGGAGCCTGACCAGGCGGAGGATGCGCCGATGTGCGTAGGTCGTCATTTCGTCAGTCTCCGATAGAGCCGGTTCGCCTGCCGCCTGGCCGGTAGGTCGTCGAGCCACCAGAGGGCGACGGCGAGGGCGAGCCAGAAGGTCACGTGAGCAGCTCCCGGATGAGCCAAAGCACGAAGGCCCAGCCGAGCACTCCGATCAGGACCAGGAGGCCGAACCCGAGGGCCTTGAGGGCTTGCTTGGTGGTCATGACGCTGCGTCGATGCGTCGATGACGGCTGCGCTCTCTTGTCGTGGCCCGTCACTCCCCCTCCGGCAGCAGCCCAGCCCCGTCGAGGGCGCGGAGGATGGCGAGGAGCGGGGACGGTTCCTCGCGCCACTCCAGCTCTTGGCTGCCCACGTAGACATACGCCGAGTAGTAGCCGCCCACCGTGTCAATGGATGCGGTCACGTCTGGCAGCGCTACGCACTTCGCCAGCAGCGCGACGAGGAGGTCCGCACCGAGCCTGCCGCGCCCCATGAGCAACAGTTGCCCAGCCTGTCCAGGCGGGAGCCCGCAGACGCCCATCCCGCACCACATCGCCCCGCGCACTGCGAGGGCTGTTTCGTTGTCGTCAGTCATGCTCGCTTCCCATGCATACGCGCTCGGTCTCGGTTCTTGGCCATCTTGTCTACGATCGCCTGCTCCAAGTTGATCCCGAGAGCCTCGGCTGTGTCGAACACTCGGATGCAGATGTCGGCCAGCTCCTCGCGGAAGTTGTCGGGGTCGTCCTTTCGCACGGCCTCGGCAGCCTCGGCGACCTCTGTAGAGATGAGCATGAGCCAAGACAGGACGTGCCGAGGCTCCGCCCATGCGTCAGGCAATGGCATGTCGTCGTGGAAGCCGTGCTCCCTCGCTGTGCGGTGCGCTTCTTCGGCGTACTCATTGAGCTTCCCAAATCCGTAGCTCACCCCAGCCCCCTAACCGCCCGCAGCGCGAGCAGGCAGGCGTCGGTGGTGGCGTGGGGCTGGGTGGGGCGATCAAGGTCGCGGACTGCAACCAGCGGGCCCGTGATGGATCCGTTCCCTGCCCTGGCGGTGCCGTCTGGGAGCGTCGCGACCCATTGATTCTCGCCCGTCTCCCGCGCCGTGAACCCAGCCAGCTCGGCGGCCTGGGCGTGGTCGGTGCGGTAGTTTGGGATGGGGAACAGGTTGCCCTGGCCAGGAGGCTTGCCGTCGTCCTCGACGAGCATCCCCTCCAGGATGATGAGCCCCATCGCCAGCGCAGCCTCCACCGCAGCGGCTGCGTCGTCCATGATGGACACGTCTGGATGGGCCGCGACGTGGGCGCGGTACTCGGGGGTCGGGGTGGTCATGCGTCGGCCTCCGGATCAAACGCAGAGCACACGGGCCTGCCGCGCTCGTCGTGTGTCCACTCTGCGGGATAGTCGGCAGAGTCCACGTCATGGGCCAGGGCCAGGGCCAGGGCGATCAATCGGCACCCGTCCTCCGGCCTGCCTTCGCGGGCTGCCCAATCCTGCGTGCAGCGGTCGCACCATACGTGCTGGAACATCCCTCCCTCGGTGCCATTGCTGGGTCGGTAAGGCTTGCCAGACAACGCTAGAATCTCGTAAGGCATCACCCCTCCTCCGCGACGGTCTCGCCGCAGCGCGAGCAGGTAAGAGCGGCCCGCTCGGAAGCAGCTCTGCGCTCGGCGTACCAGCCGAGCAGCGCGACCACGATGCCGAGCAAGAAGCCGGCCAGCAATGCTCTGTCGCTGTCGGGGTTCATGGCTCAGAGTCCGCGACGGTCTCGCCGCAGTCGTCCATCATGTTGCGGAGCTGCTCCTTGATCCCCGCGATTAGGTCCATATCAGGCCCTCCTATCGTTGCGTCGAACACCTCTCTCGGCGTGCAGTTGGGGGCGTACCTGCCTCGCACCTCCCAGCCGCCCACGCCGATGAAGCGGTTTCTGGTGTTCTTGGAAAGGGCCATCGGATCAATGCTCGCCCACTGCTCTTTCGTGATGGTGTAAACATCTTTGTAGACCGCGCAGCGCCCCGCGTCGTCGATCAGATCGGGGTCTATGCTGTCGACAACAGCGATCCGAAATGCCTCGTCAAATAGCACTGAGAGCATTGCCTTCATGCTCACTCTCGGGTCGTCAGCATCTATGTCGTTGCTGAATACGTCGCCGATCCAGTTCCTGGCATTTTCCATCACTCCTCCTCAGCGACGGTCTCGCCCTGGGCGTGGCGGTCGAGGATGGCGAGCACTTCGTCCGTGGTCTGTGATGAGCACGTCTCTTCCGCGCTGTCCTCGCACCATCTTCGCAGCCGCCGCTCCAGCTCGTCGCGCTGGGCCATCTGCCGGTCAGCGATGCGGATCAGGTCGTCGACCTGGGCCTTGAGCTGCTCCACCTCGGCCACCGCCCGCAGCATCTCCGGCACGCGCCGAGGGTCGATGGGGTGCGGGTGGTAGGTGTCGGGGTCGACCTCGCCGCACTCGTCGTACCACATGGCTCGGCTCCGCCACGCGAGAGCGTAGTGTGGGCCGGTGACGTTGCCGTCGTACCGCACCGCATACCACCTCTCGGCCTCTGGCGGCGTGCCGGCGTCGATGTAATCGGTCACTGCGGGCCACCCGTCGGCATCTTCGCCAGCGCGAACTCGTCCGGCCCCCGCGTGCCCCACACGAAGTCCGACTCGTCCCGCACCTCGACCACGCCCGCCGGCCACACGATCGCCTCCGGCAGCCCTGGCGCCTGGGCGACATCGACAGCCACGAAGCTCGACCCCGCGATGCTGACGTAGGCCAGGTCACCGACACGAGCCAGCACGGCCGGCAGGATGCGGTCGCCGATCTGGAGCGAGAGCCTGCTGGTGTGCCAACCGGTCGGGACGCCGGTCGGTGGCGCGGTGCGCTCGATGCCGCCGACTCCATCGGCGCCTGTGAGCAGGGGGACGGCCAGGGCCAGGGCCAGGGCGATGGTGAGGGTGTTCATCGTTCGTCTTCTCCGGTGGGTCCGCACTGGTATGCGATCAGCAGCAGTCCTGCCGCATCGCGGTAGCACTCTTCTCGGTCGTCGCCGGCACGCAGCCGCACCAGCTTCTGGAGCAACTCGATTGTGGCCATGCGCTCGCCTGGGCACCACGGCACGCCAGCTCCAGCCATGGAGTCGAGCACGCCCACCATCGCCTCGGCCTTGGCCTTGTTCCTGGGGCCTGACCCACGCCTGGCCGCCCGGTCGCCAGTCACGTCGTCATGGGCTTCGGTGAGAATCGAGACCGCGGTGAGGATCGGTGGCGTGGTCTCGCCGTCCTTCGCCTGGTCCTCGAGGTCTGCGACGACGTAGCTCTGCACGATGACCTTGGCCGCTTCGGCGGAGTCGTACACCACGGGCTCTCTCATGCAGTAGCTGCTGCCGATCCAGGCGTCGAAGCCATCGACGCGGCTGAGAGCCACACTTCCGAGGATCGCTCCGTCTGGACCGACAAGGCGCCAACTCCCCCGCGGCTCCCTGTGCCACTCAAGGGTGTTCGGATCAATGCTTGCTGCCATCTCGCCCTCCAAGGCTGGTGTCGCTGGCCGTTGTTGACCAGCCACGGGAACTGTCGCATGATCGCCGGCACAGTGCAAGGAAAACAAGGAGACGCCATGAAGATGCAGCACCCGCCTCCAGTCGCGCTCGCTTTCGCTTCCGCGTTCGCCTGGTTCCCGGAAGTCACGCGCCCTGCCTGCCTCGGCTACGCCGGCACCGAGGTCCTGGCCTGGGTGGTCCACTGGGCTCGCCATCGCCCCAAGCGCAAGGCCATCTCCGAGGCTCGCGCAGGCTCCTACTGGGAGTCGGCCAGCATCTACCAGGAGATGTAAGTCCAGCGCCAGGGCGGACTTACGGCAGATCGCCGACTCCGCCAAGGCACAAGGGCCACGATGAAGGAGGCCCACTCCTGTTGACTCTTGGCGGGGGACAGCAGGAGCGGGCCGAGGTGGGCCTTAACATCGCCTCCGTAAAAAAAAGCCCCGCCAGGAGAACTTGCGAGTGGACGCCTGGCAGGGCAACGCGATGCGTGGAGGGCGACGCGAGTGGCCAGACCGTAGCCCGGCGCCTGGTGGCGGTCAACTCCCGCGGCCGAAGCCGCCCTGGTTTTCCTTGCTGGGGGCCCCGCCAGCTGAGGCCGGCAACTCGCTCCACGCACGCTTGGCTCGCCGCCACTCGCCTCGAGACAGCGGTGCCGTGGTCTCGTCTGGGCTGAGTGACCTCTTCGCTCGATCGCGGATGAGTCTCCTGAGCGCCTTCGCCCTGCGTCCGTTCATCGGCGTAACTCCTGTCTGCTGCTTGACTTCCGGCTATGCCCGGCGGAGGATGCCACCAGGCCGCCGGGGTGGCGGCGACGCTACCAAGGACCCAACGAGAACTCAATCATGGCAGGCGAAGCCCCCTTCCGGTACGCCGCGCTCTCCGGCACGGTGCCCTCGATCACTGCGGCCGGCACGTTCTACGCCGTCGGCAACGCGACGACCGGGGTCAAGCTCCCCGGCGGCCAGGGCGGCCGGCTCGCGGAGTTGTCGTGCTTCAGCACGACCACGGTCGACACCTCCGGCACGTCGATCACCGTCACGGCGTACAAGAACTCCGTGAACGCCGCGAACCAGTGCTTCCAGGTCACCCTCGACATCGACGGTGTCTCCGACGAGTCCGGCACGACCACGACCGTGGTCGACTCCGGCATGGACAGCCTCGGCGCCAGCGACACGCTGTTCCTGGAGTACGTCGTGGCCGGGACCACCTTCACGGTCCTCGACTTCAACTGGACCCTGTCCTACGCGGTCGACTACTGATCCACGGCCTGGCCGATCTTGTGCGGCGCGATCAGTTCTTCGCTGTCGTCGAGGTCGTCCAGGTCGGGCTCGTTGGTCAGCACGGAGACACGCGGCTGCGTAGCGCCCTTGGCGCCAAGGGCGCGATGCGGCCTTGCGGTCAGTATCAGCTGCGTCTTGACGCCGCCTGACTGAGTCGGGAAGTCGAACGGCAACAGGCACTCAGCGCAGCGGAGAGCCAGATGGACCTTGTACGCTCCGCCCTCCTTGAAGGCATCGGCGATCAGACGCAAGTCGTTGTGCTGGCACATGTTACGGTAGCTCCGTGAGTCACGTTCCGTCAGTCATCCACAGCGATCCGACGCAGGCGCTCAAGGCGTTGCAGGATGAGTTGCGGCGGACAGACGACATCGGGGACATCATCCCCGAGGAGTCGCGTCAGGTCCAGGACGGCCGTGTTCTGTCCTCCTACGACGAGGAGTTCATGGAGAGCGTGGCCTACGCGCTCGTCCAGGCCGACCTTGTCGCCGAGCCCGACGCCACGGACGGCGAGCGCTTCCGCTCGACAGAGCAGGCCCTGGAGTCTGCCGGCATCGCGCAACCGCAGTTCTTGCAGATGTCACAGACACAGCGGTTCAAGGAGATCTACCGGCGCGTGGCCGGGGTGTTCTTCCGAGACCTACGCTACGGCAGGATTCTGAAGGCGGCCTCCGCTGCGGCAATGAACGGCAACGTCACCGCGATGAAGATGGTGATGACCGACGAGAGCGGCGAGTCAGACGCCGTAGCCGCGAAGCTCGAGGAGATCGAGGCCGGCGGATCTGTCGCGTTCACTCGGGCGATCTCTGATCTGATGGAGCGCCTTCGCCGACTGACCGACAGGTCCGAGGTTCGAGTCGGCACAGAGGAGCAACTCGCCTCCGCCCAGGGCAGGGCCGCGGAGCGGGACTCCAACGAGCAGCAGTCGGTGGCCGTCGATCACCGCGAGTTGTTCCGCGGGACCATGGCGCCCAAGCCGGACGGCGAGGGATGACAACGGTCCAGGAGGTCAGGCAGCTCGTGGACGTCGAGAGCCTGGTCGCTGGCATGGAGTCGATGGCGGCCAAGGACTACATGCGCCTCGACTACTCGCGCTACCTCTACGGCGGATGGAAGCACCCCGACGGGCGGTGGATCGAGCGAGGCCATGTCCCGGCTCAAGCGTTCCACGAAGCGAACAAGCTGCTGTTCTGCCCGAAGTGCTGGTTCGCCATCGGCTTCGTTGGCAGCGACATCGACGAGCGCTTCAGCTGCCATGCCTGCGGCGGCGAGTTCGGCATCACCGGCAAGCCCGACGAGACGTGCGGGCACTACGATCTCCTGTTCATCTCGGGCGGCAACCAGTCGTCCAAGAGCTTCACCGGCATCACTGAGTTCTGCTCCTGGATCGCCGGCAGCCGTGCATGGGATGGGTCGCTGACTTGCGTTGACGAGGAGCCCGGGCTCTGGCTGCTCTGCGGCCCGACGCACACGACGCACTTCCCCGACACGCTGTGTCCGTACTTCGAGGAGCGCCTCGGCCACCTCATCACGCGCCGGCACAAGGACGCCAACGGCTCGGTCAAGCGGTACGATCTGAAGACCGGCGACCAGGTCGTGTGCGTGTCCTACGAGCAAGTGCTCCGCGCAGGCAAGCAGTCGACCGCCGCCGTCGAGGGCCCGCGCTACAAGGGCGCGTTCTGCGACGAGCCGCCGCCGCACCAGATGTTCCCGGGCATCATGCGCGGCTTGATGAAGTGGCAGTCTCGCGGTTGGGGCAAGATCATCATCGCCGCGACAGCGCTGCACCACGAGTACCTGTTCAACCAGGTGAAGGGCCGCTCGTGGAACATGGGCGGGGACGTCAAGACGTTCTACTCGATCGAGTTCACGTTCGAGGACAACCCGGCCCTGACGCAGCGGGCCCGCGACAACATGGAGGCGGCGTGCTCTCCCGAGGAGCGCGAGGCCAGGCTCTACGGTCGGAGCCGCACGATGTCCGGGCGCGTCTACCCGATGTTCTACCCGGAGACGCACGTCTACCCGTCGGCGACCTTCGACCCGCTGGTCAACGAGGACGGCAGCCCGAGCGACTGGCCGATCATCCAGGCGTGCGACCCTCACGACGTGCGCCCGTTCGCGATCACATGGGCAGCTCTCGCGCCGAACGGCGACAGGTACTACGTCGCCAACTGGCCCGAGGAGCCGTACCACGAGATGCGCAAGTGCGCGATGTCGTTCACCGACTACACCAACATCTTCGCCGAGGTAGAAAACCAGTTCCCCGGCGGCCCCGAGCGAGTGACGCAGCGCATCCTCGACCCGAAGTTCGGCCCGACCAAGAAGGCCGGCATGGTCGAGGGCTCCGTGCAGGATGCCTTCTACGAGTTGGGCTACGACTTCGACACGTCGTTCACCGCGGACGTTGCCTACGGGCACGGGGTCGTGCGCGAGGCGCTGCGCTACGACACCGACAGAGAGATCGACCCGATCAACAGGCCCAAGGCGTGGGTCAGCGACAAGTGCAGGAACATCATCTGGGCCATGATGAACTACACCCGCAAGCCCGACGCGGACCCATCGAAGGCGCCTTCCGAGCAAGTGCGGGACGCAGGCAAGGACTTCGCCGACTGCGTGCGCTTCACTGAAGTCGCGAAGGAAGGCTATCGCCCGTGGATGCGGAAGTCCCGCGACCCGGCTCGAATGGCAGCCGCAGGCAAGGGCTGGGACAACTACTGGGGGAACCGATAGTGGTTGCCACGAATCCCGTTGCGAACGATCAGTTCGATCTCCCGCCGAGCAGCGCGAAGGCTCTCGTCAAGACCATCGCGGACGCCGGTCAGCAGGACTGGGACGCACTGAGCGACCTGCGCATCAAGTTGGCGCACTTCTACAAGCAGACTCACTTGATGAACAAGGGCCCGGTGTCGCAGCCATGGGTCGGCGCGTGCGACATCCAGCTACCTGTCGAGGACAAGTACAAGGCCAGGATGCGCGGCGGCCTCCGCTCGCTCATGGGCTTCGGCGGGCAGCAGCACGTCAACGTGCGGCCTGGCGACGCGGACTCCATCGAGCGCAGCGCGAACCTCGAGTCCTACCTGAACTCGGTCCTGCGCGGCGACTTCCACGTCCACTCGCAACAGGACTTCTCTCGCGTCGGGAACCTGCTCGTCGAGTCCGTGCTGCAACACGGCTTCGGCTTCCTGCGGCCGGACTACTTCTACCGCACCGAGGTTGGCTTCCGCGAGATCCGAAAGTCCGACCTCCCAGGGCTCTTGCCGTTCGTCCACTTCCAGCCGGACCTGACGGACATCGAGCGCGAGCGGCAGCAGCAGGCCGACCAGCAGCGCGGCATCGACAGCAACCCGCCGCAGCTGGTCGCCATGTTCGGCGGGGAGGCGATCAACCCGGTCAACCGAGAGATCTTCGACCGGCACAAGGACGTCTTCAAGGCGCTGGTGGCAAACGGCTTCGACCTCGACATCGACGACAAGATCGAGTTGGAGGCGTGCGACGCTGTGATGAAGTGGATGCGCGACGGGGCGAAGGAATCGCTCGTGGTGTTCATGCGCTTCGTGACCCAGGACCACCCGGGCTTGGCCTTCGTGCAGCCGCACCGACTGCTGTGCCCGCCGCGGGCGACGTCGTCGAAGGATCTCGCCTCGGCCTACCGTGTCAGCGAGATCATGCCTCTGACGGAGGACGGCCTGCGAGCCTTCGGGCGCGACATGGGCTGGGCGGACAGCGCGGTGTCGAAGGCCGCCGGGTCGATCGGATCGGGCAGCGCCTTCTCGAACGCCGACGACGACATCCAGCGCGTGCTCGAGGAGCGCAGCGGCGAGGACCGGATTCTCCAGGACGACCACCCCGAAGGTGACCACGTCGACATCGTCCGCTCCCTGTTCATGGCGAAGCACCACTCCGCGCACGTTCGCGTGGAGGCGTACATCGAACCCGAGTCTGGCACCCTTCTCTCCTACCGCAGCCTGCCGTACAACCTGAAGTCGTGGAACTACGTCGCGTTCGGGTTCGAGGAGAACGAGGAGGGCGTCTACACGGCCCGCGGCCTGCCTGAGACGATCGAGGAGCAGAGCAAGTACATCACCGCGACGCACCGTGCGGCACAGAACGCCCGCGTGGTCTCGACGTCACGGGGCTACTTCCTCGACGAGTCGCTCGGGATCTCTGAGGACGACCCGTTCTGGTCGCCGTCGATGGTGAAGAACGTGAAGAGGCCGAACCGGTTGGCTGACCTGAGATCGGGCATCGTCGAGATCGCACCGCAGCCAGGCGCTGCCCAGGAGTGGCAGGGTGAGCAGTTCTTCCACACGGCCTTCGTCGATGACCACCTCGGCGAGTCCGGCACGCTGGTCCGTGACGCCCGGCTGCTCGAGCCCATCACCGCGACCGAGTCGAACGCACGGGAGAGCCAGTCGGCCAGGGTGGCCTCGGTCCGCGGCGGAATCTTCGTGGACGCCTTCAGCCGCGCCGTCTCGATGATGGCCTCCTACGCCCAGCAGTTCATGTCGGCCGAGGCGCCAGCGACAGCCGGCGGAGCAGTGAAGTGGCTGTCACGAGATGACATCCGCGGCACTCACATGGTCCGCGCCGCGGCTGCCGTGGGTGACATGAGCCCCGACTTCAGGGCAGATCGAGCGCTACGGCGCCTGTCGACGATCGTCCAGATGAGAGCGTCTGCCCCGGAGATCTCCAGCGATCCAGGGTTCCGCGTCTCGCTGATGAACGCCTTTCGCGACTGGATCTACGAGGACGACCCGGAGGCCGCGGCCCGCATCGTGGAGGCCCGCCCGGCAGAAGAGACGCAGCAGATCATCGAGCAGAGTCAGCAGCAGCAGCAGCAGGCCGCGGCGGCCGAGGCGCTGGGGCAGGAGCGCGAGGAGAGCGAGATCGAGAAGATCGACGCCGAAGCGGCCAAGCTGCGGGCTCAGGCGGCGGCAGAGGGTGGCGACCCGCAGCAGGGTCTGGAGGAGGGTGCAGATGGGCTGGCGTGACAGAGCACGGGCGGCATGGGACGCGATCCGCGGCAAGGAGTCGCCGCGCTGGACGCCACGACGGGACCGCGTCGACAGCGGCGCGATGTTCTCGACGCTCCCAGCGCCTGCTGGCTGGGATGACATCGAGGATCAGATCCAGAGGGAGATCGACCACGGGCGCGGCACTCCACTGGCGAATGCGCTCCTGGATGTGATCGAAGCAGCCGCCCTGTCGGCGCACGAGGCCGCGATGACGGCCCCGACGGACGAAGAGGCCCTGCGTCTCCGCGAGCTGTACCGATGCTGGGACGCCGTGCGAGAGAAGATGATCGGCACGCTGTCGTGGGCAGAGCGTCGTCGGGATGACGACAGGAAGAGGGCCCGGCAGGCCCATCAGGCCGACCGCCTGACTGCCCTGAAGGCCGCTGGTCGGCCCCCCATTTTCTCTTGACTGTCGACGTAAGTCGGCGTAGACAAAGGACATGAGCGAATCGAACAGCGGCAACCCCGGCGAGATGCCGGGCGTGGACATGGGCGAGAGGCCCTCTTCACTCAGCCACGTTCCAGATGCAATGTGGGACACGCTTCCGACTGACGTCAGGCAGGCGCTCCGAGACGGAGCGGAACGCCAGGCGCAGAACCACAGCGAACAGGTCAGCCGGTACAAGGCTGCCCTGGACGAGCGAGCGCAGGCAGCGCCGCAGGAGCCGGAGAAGCCACGCACCCTCGCGGACCTGGACGACGATCGTCTGTCTCAGGTCGGCATCGGTGCGCTGGACAAGTTCTTCGGAGCTGCGACGGCGAACTTGGACGAGGAGCAGGCAGCCGAGTTCAAGGGCGTCAACGGCGCGGCGCTCTACGGACTCTTCGAAGCCATCGCTGAGAAGACAGCCCGCAGAGTCGCCGACAGCGCAGTGGTGGGAGTGACGTCGGAGCAGGCGCGCGAGACCATCCTGGCGGAGATCGACGAGATCGCCCCCGGGGCCATGGGCAACGCGGCTGATCCCATCCACATCCGAGCCGGCCAGCTGCTGAACGCGCAGATCGCCGAGCTGAACAGGATCGACCCGGTAGCTGCGCAGTCCGCGGCCGAAGACCCGGTGAGGATCCGAGAAGCGTTCCGCGTGGCGAAGCTGGAGACCGACCTGACCAGCAACCGCCGCCGGACTGCGCCCGCCCCGGATGCCAACAGCCACCAGGCTGTGTCCGAGCGAGCGCAGGCCCTCCGCCGGGATGGCAGACCGAGTGACGCCTTCGATGCTCTGATCCAGGCACACGTTCGATGACGTGACTGGCACCGAGCCTCGTTGAGCACGGAGTTCCACGATGGCTGCCCCATACGGCACCTCTTTCGACTTCGGCGGGACCGTCAGCGGGAACGCCTCTGGCTTCGACACCGGCACGCGAGTGCTGGACATGCAGCCCGGCATCACCCTCCTGGCCCCGACGAAGACACCTCTTCTGTCGATGCTGAACAAGGACAACCCGCGGCTCGAGTCGTCCACGCCGAACTGGCTGAACGACGCGCTGGACGCGGTGAGCGACGACCCGATCGCCGAGGGCGCCGACTACGTCTTCACCGACCCGAGCGTCTCGACGCGCACGCAGAACGTCTGCCGCACGTTCGAGAAGACCGCGAAGGTCACCACCATCACGGAGGCCGAGGGCCACTACGACGGTGGCAGCAACAAGACCAGCGAGCGCTCGCACCAGCTGAAGCTCAAGTTCCTGGCGTACAAGCGGAACATCGAGTGGGCGCTGCTCAACTCGACGATCTCGCACACGTCCGAGGCCACCGCGTCCACGAACCGCGGCATCCTGGAGGCGATCTCTGACGCCGGCAACAGCACGACCGTCAGCGCCCCGCTCACCGAGACGAACTTCAAGGAGAACGGGCTCAAGCCGATCTACGACGCCGGCGTCGAACCGACAGACGTGTTCGCGACCTACGTTCAGCACGCGGTGATCGACGGCTTCACGGCCTCGGCGACGAAGTTCATCGACGCCAACCAGAAGGAGGTCATCGACTACATCAACGTCTACGACAGCCTCCTGGGTCGCGTGAACCTCCACCTGGTGCGGGACCAGTACCTCGCCGACGAGACGGTCTTCGCCTTCGACCGTTCGTTCTGGGAGTGGCGCTGGTTGATCCCGAGCCACTCGATGCCCGTGAACACGACCGGCCACTACTGGGCCAACGTCATCACCGGCACCGGCACGCTGATCCATCGCAACGGCAGCTCCGGCGCCTCGCTGCTCGACCTGGACACCTGAGCGATCATGGCTGACCTCATCATCATCACCGACTCCTGGCTCCGTGAGCGCGTGAAGAACGCGATCAAAGCTTGGAAGGAGATGGACCCGAGTGGCCCGCGCAAGGCGCGCAAGGTCGCTGCGGGGAAGAGGTCTGCCCTGATGCGTCAGAACGGGATGTCGGACAGTGGCGATCTGTCGCTGTCCGGCATCCTGCCAGCGCAACTCGTCGAGATCCTGGCGATGGACGAGACCGAGTCCGAGAGGATCTGGGGCTACAAGTGCGGTATGGGCTACCACAACTACTCGACCCAGGATCACCGCATCAACGACATCATCTTCCAGGAGCTGCCCGACCTGAAGGTGAGCAGCCTCTGGGGCGCTCCGGCAGGCAGGGGGCAGTCGTGACTGAGAACTACCTGGCTGGCCACTCGATCTTCGGACAGGCTGCTGCGCCCGAGACCGCTGCTGCGCTTGGCGACCTGGCTGCACCGGCGTCTGCGTCGAAGCCCCGCCTGGGCGCCGGTGACTTGGCCCCCGTGCTCTACGAGGAGACCGACAAGCACGGCCTCGGGCAGAGTGGCGAAGAGGTCAGCGAAGAGGCCCGGTGGGTCATCGAGTACGCGCTCGGCAAGGTCGGCATCGAGAACGCCGGCGAGTTGCGCCAGTGGCTGTCTGCTGTCCTGGGTGCTGCCGCGAGCGGGCGTCCCTTGCGCGGCATGGGCCAGGTCGTGAACTACATCCAGCGGTCGGCGCGGGCCGTAGACAGCCGGGGGTTCTAGTGCCTGATCCCGTGCTTGAGCCAGTGTTCGCGGTGCTCGAGAGCGGCGAGGTCCGTCACTCGATGCCCGCCGCGGATGCCGCGCAGAAGATCGCCGACGCCATCGACAACGGGCTGACCGTTGATGCTGCCGTGGCGGTCGTGCTTCGTGAGATGAAGCGCCTGTCCAGGCTGGTTCGATGACGAACATCGGCGAGAACCTCGCCGCCTGGATGACGCGCACCTTCCGCGTCGGGCCTCAGTCGCTGGGCGTGACACCGTCACTGAGCGATGGGTCGAACTACTACGACGAGGCAACGATCTACCAGGGGCACCCGGCACCGCAGAAGGCTTACGCAGTGATCGGCAACGGCTTCGTGACACAGACAGGGGCTGCCTACGTCACGGTGGTCGAGGAGAACCTCGGCAGAATCGGCGGAGTGACAATCTGCAACCCGCTTTCCGTCGGAGGATGGGATGTGTTCCTGTCCTTCAACGACGAGTCACTGGGCGCGAACGGCCTGCTGCTCAAGAAGGGCACGGTGCGAGAGATACAAACGACCGCGAAGATCCGGGCCTACGTCCCGGCGAGCGCCGGGCCCATGAACATTTCCTACGTTGAACTCGGAGTCGAGTAGTGGCCACGCGATACGAACCTACCTTCCTGCCCGAGACGACCGTCGGCGTTGGTACGCTCGACGAGTTGGACATCCCGTATGTCCCGAGCGACACGTCGGCCGGCACCGAGGCACAGAAGATCGACCGCTACCCGCCCTGGCACAGCAAGCCGCAGGCCGGGCACCCGACCCTGGTGCTGATCTCGTTCTCGAGCTTCACCTACAGTCACCGCGCCCCGAACGGAGTGTCCTTCCAGCTCGGGCCGGGGTCCGACAACGCGATGCTGCGCGTGGCCTATGAGGCCCAGCGCGAAGGCGTCCAGGTCATCATGGCCAGCGTGTCCGTGGCCCGCGGTGGCTCGACAGGAAACAACACGAGCGACGCCTCCTACGATCCCCCGAACAGCCTGTACGACAGTGCGTACACCGAAGGCAACGGGACGTTCATCCCGCCCGGCGAAAACCCGCAGGGAAACGCGACCGCGCCGTTCGCTGACTTCGACTACCCGATGGCCATCAAGGACGTGGCCTGGATCGTCCAGAAGCTGAAGGAGGACGCAGTCGGCCTGGAGGTCGACCCCGACAACATCGTCCTCATGGGCTCGTCGGCCGCCGGGTTCACCTCGGCCTTTACGGCTTTGAGCGCTGACCTGAGCGCCCACTTCGCAGCCGGCAGCGACACCCAGAACGCCCAGTCGACGCGCATCAAGGGCTGGATTCCATGGAGCACGCCGACCTTCATGCCGGCGATGAAGCCATCGACCTCCATCGCCCACGCCTTCCCGACGATCGCTGACCAGGACATCCCTGCTGCACTGCTCAACGACGTCTACCCGTCCACGACGATCGACGACACGAACTACCAGTGGCGTCTGTCCCCGCTGCACTACGCCGACCCGGCAAACGGCGTGCAGACCTTGGCGATCTACGAGTCCCCGTCGGTCTCCAAGCAGATCAGCAAGAACAACGACACGATCACGCTGGGCGAGGAGACCGACTTCCACGGCCTACGCCACGGCGCCGCGCTGCGCGACCGTCTTCCGTCGCACGTCAAGCTGATCTACTCACCGTCGGCCGAGAACTACGATGCCTACACCCAGGCACGCAACCTGTTCGGCATCGAGGACGAGATCCTCGTGCAAGAGAACGGGAACCAGGCCGATGAGTTGGTGACCTACGTCATCGACTGGCTGCTCACGCTGGTTGGCCTGAAGATCACCTTGCCGTCGAACGTGGCTCTGCCCTACGGAGCTGCGATCTGCAAGGAGCACAACATCATCATCCCGACCGCCGGCAGCTACCATCGCGTCTTGCGGGCCAACCCTCGCCGCGCCGGCCCGGTGACGGTTCAGATCCAGTCCACGGACCCGGCGTACCCAGGGACAGAGTTCCAGGTTCGCTGGGCAACCAACCCAGTGACCCCGACGCTCGGCATCTTCCAGACGAACTACGGTGCGCTTGACACGGTCGCTGGCAGCAAGAGAGAGACCCTCCGGCTCGACATCGGCGGCGGCGAGTTATGGGTGACGCATCGAGTGGGGACTCCCGGCAACCACTTCGCCTCTGTCCTTGAGCCGACCTACTGATGCCTGACATGGGCTACAAGTCGCTCGGTGGCATCCTCGCCGCCATCGCTGCGAACTTCCGGCAGGGGCTGAACACTCAGCCGGGCTTCAAGGCGCACGCCACCGAGGCCGTGAACCAGGCGCTCGAGATGGCGGCAGACGCGCAGGAGTGGCCGGAGCTGGGGAAGAACACCGACCTCCTGCTCACCGTGCAGGGCGACGCAGACACCGACACGATGAAGCTGGGCTCGACCTACTTTGTCGCGCCGTGGGATGCGGCCCGCGTCGACTCGATCGCGATGAACACGCCGACCCGGTACTCCATGTCGGAAGTCAGTCGCGAGCAGATGCTCCACATGATGACGGGCTTCTCTCCTGGCTCGACCGGGCAGCCCAAGTATTTCACCCAGTGGGGGCGCACGGCACAGCACGTTGCTCTCGCCGCGGAAGGTGCGCTCACGGTCCTGAGCGACTCCACGCTGAACAGCAGCGACGAGTCGAACCTCCGCGTCGGGGTGACCTACAAGCAGGCCGGGCATCACCTGGGTGAGTCGCGCCTGGTCTACGTCGAGGGAGACTTCGACACGGGCGTTGCCCTGCCAGTTGACGCCGTGCTGGGCTGGCCGATCGAGAGCGTGGATCTTCCCAGCGGGTGGGCTGGGACGCTGACGATCCAGGACGCCTCGGCCAACGTCATCGTCGACCTACCGACAGCGCTGCTGCCCAACTCCGCGGCGACCACGTCGGCGTCCAGGTACGCACGGCAGTTGTACCGCACCGAAGTCTCAACGGACTCCGACCGCGGCGGCTACATGAGTTGGCGCACCTCACCTCGCCGCCTCTCCGCCGACAGTGACATCCCGGACATCCCGTGCGCCAAGTACCTGATCGACATGGCGACGGCGATCCTCTGGGGATCACGCGGCGCCGTCGTGCAAGAGCGCCTCTTCGCCGCGAAGGCCGATGAGTACATCTCCCCGAAGGCCGGGTCGAAGAAGAAGAGGAACAAGGTCGCAGCCCCGATGTTCGGCAACATCGTCGGCATGACCGGCACCGTGGAGCGGTAGGATGCCAGCGCAGACGACACGGGACCCGCCGGAGAAGGTTGCGTTCATCTCCGACCCGCTGCTCGGTGGCATGAACTCCAGGATCTCGGCGCAGAACATCCGCGCTGACCAGGCCGCCGAACTCATCAACGTGAGCCTGGACGATCCGAGCGAGCCGCGGAAGCGCGAGGGCTTCGCCAAGGCGAACATCGGCTCGAGCGGGATGAGGAACATCGACCTCCGCATCGCCGCGCTCTACGAGCTTGACCTCGGGCCAGGCTCGCGGCTGATGCTCGCTGCCGTGCCCGGCGACGAAGGCGGGGTCTACATGACCGTCAGCCCGTCGTCTTCGGCGTGGGTCGAGGCGAAGCTGCCCGACGGTCGCTCGCTGAACATCGGCGCCGACTCTGCCGTCATCGGCCGCGGTCACGATGCTGTCTGGGTGATGCCTCCGTCCGGGATCAACGCTCACGCGATCAAGACCGACGGCACGATCATCGACTGCGGCGACGAGAACGGTAGCCCGCCGCGAGAGGCCGTGGACGTGGTCTCCGGCATGGCTCGCAACTGGATCATCACGCGGGACGCGACCTACTTCAGCAAGCTCTACCCGAGCGCTGACGACCTGGAAGAGAAGACGGCTTTCGACCGCCAGGTCGATTGGATCAAGACGGCCCCCGGGAGCGGATCGACCTACGTCGCCGGCAGGTTCTGGCGAGGACAGTCGTTGATGCTCTTTGGGGACCGGCAGATCGACCGCATCGCAGTGAACCCGGCAGACCCGCTGGACTCCTCGATCCACGTTGCTGAACCGCAGTACGGCTGCTCTGCTCGCAACAGCATCGTCTCAGTCGGCGAGTCGATGTTCTTCCTGGACCAGTTCTACGAGTTCCGCGAGCTGCGCCAGACGATCCAGGCGTCCATCTCGGGCGTCTCCGCGACTCCGGTCTCCGAGGCCATCCGCACAGAGCTGTCGGTAGACGGAAGGATCAACAAGGAGAACGCGCACAAGTGCTGGTCTGCCCTGAGTGGGCCGCGTGTGCTGCTGTTCTACCCGCGTGACGCCAGCACCGAGCCAGACGCAGTCGCTGTCTACAACTCAGAGCTGCGGACGTGGGAGGGTATCTGGCTGCTGGGCAGGCCCATGTCGAGCGGACTCATGTCGGACATCGACGGACCGATGCGGCTCTACTCGACCGACGGCGGAGTGGGCGATGACTCGACAGCCATGCTCTACCGATGGGGCGGCGTTCATTCCGACGATGGCGCGTCGATCACCTACCGCGAGACCACGCGGGCGTTCACCGGCACGAACCCGCGTGACGTCTGGGTGCCGGAGGACGTGGCCTACACCGTGGACGGCGACGTAGGGGCCCAGTGCGACGTGAGCCTGAGAACGGGCCACAACGACGCGCTGAAGCGGATCAGCACCGTGACGATCGCCGCGTCCCCAGCCTCGAGCTTCCCGCTGGTCGACCCCGTCGACTTCTCGGTCGTTGACCCGACCGACTTCCCGCTCATCGACGCCTCGCCCCAGGTCATGTCTCAGCGGACGATGATCTATGCCGAGTACGAGGGTGACGGCCCGCTCTACAAGGGAATCTGGCCACTCTTCTCCATGGACGCCCCGATCTTCGACGCGGGCTACGGCGCCGAACCAGGCCAGTTCATGCAGATCAGGATCGAGGAGACCAGCCGTAAGTCGTTTGTACGAAAGAACTTCGCACTGTCTGCGTCCCCTGATAGGATCGTTGACGAGAGCGGCTACGCAGACCTGGACTTCGACTGATGGCCACCGCAAAACTGACCGTCACAGCGCCGATCGACCTCGTCACAGCGGGGCAGATCGACAGCATCGCGCAGCTGGTGTCGACGCTGCTCACCGACGCGAGCTACGGCGACGTTACTCAGTCGCACTTCAAGCAGTCGGTCTGCACTCCGATTGCCATCGGGCCCACCGCTCCGGCCAGCCCGTTCGTCGGGCTGCACTGGTGGGACACGTCGGGCACGAGGGCGGTGCTCAAGGCGTACACGGGCTCGACATGGCATCCGGTCAGCCACTACCGGCAGGAGTTGGAGCCGGCCGCTGCTGTCGCTGGGGATCTCTGGTACGACGAGACCCTCAAGATGTTGCGGATCTACGAGACCGAGGACGAGATCACGGGCTGGCACCCGGTGTCTCTGAGCTACCAGCTCATGGAGAACGAAGGGGCCCAGCCGATCGAGGCAGAGCACGTCGTCTCCCACATCGCACCGGTCGGGTCCAAGCGCCCCTGCTCGATCACCGGCGGCTCCGAGAAGCTGACCAACATCCGCGGCGTGGCGCTCGAGGACATCGCCGTCACGTCGCCGGCATCGCACGGCGTTGTCGCGGTGGTCGGCGGCGGGGCCACGGTGACCGTCAAGGTCGACACGAACACGCACGCGCTGCTCGTCGGTGAGTGGCTCGTCTCCAGCACGACTGCCGGCGTGTCGCGCTCCGCCGGCCAGGCCGTCATCAATCCCTACGTCTCCTCGACCGTGCGCCAGTGGGGCAAGCCGCTCGGCGCCTTCGCCCAGGCCATGGAGAGCAACTCGTCCGGCAGCACGGTGTCCATCGTCGTCCGCATCGCTGACGCGCTCGGCGAGGGCATGATGGTGAAGTTCACCGGCAAGCAGATCATCGCGCTGGGCGACACGATCCCCGGCGGCTCGATCCTCGACGTGACCACGACCGTCGATGGCACCAGTCGCGACGTGGACCTGGAGGACACCCCGCGATCCGGGACGTCGGTACTGGAGTCGGACAAGCACGGCCCCATCGCTGGCGCGTACATCTCAGCGCACATCTCCCTCGCGGGCAACGCGAATGAGATCGTCACGATGTCGTTCGAGGATCACGAGCTGCACATCGGCGGGTACACGTCAGCTCCGGGCGCCGACATCCGCGGCTCGATGTCCGACGTGTTCGCGATCACCGACGACGGGGCCGGAGCGATGGGTCAACTGCTCGCGGTCAGCGGGTCGACGACCACCGCCGCGGCACCGAACGGCTACGACATCTACTGCACGGGCTACCTCTGCTGATGCCACTCGACACGAACAACTACCTCACCGGCAGGACGCCAGTCAGCATCGGCCCGAACAAGGACCCGGCCGCTGACCTGGAGGCATTCGTCGAGCAGGCCACGATCAGCCTGGTCAACGGCGAGGTCGACTCGACCTTCCTGGTCAACGTCGTGTCGCCGTGGATCAACGTGCTGTCCGAGCCCTTCTCCGCGCCTGTCGACGGGACAGATTGTTCCAGCGCAGTCGCCACCGCCATCGCCGTTGCCAAGGCGTTCACGCCGGCGGGCGCGGAGGTTTACTTCCCGCGGGCGCAGTACATCATCGACGCCAACCAGGTCGTGCTCGACGGCAACGGTGTCATTCTCCGTGGCGCCGGGCGACTGAACACCGTCATCCGAGCGAAGACCGGGACGGCGCTCACGTCGATGATCCATGTTGGCGTCACCGACTCGTCGACCACGGTCACCAGTGGCTGCGGCATCATCGACATGACCATCGACGGGTTCTCGGAACTCGCCACGGCTGCGGTCACGACCTGGAACGCGCAGGACTTCCTGATGCGCGACGTCGAGATCAAGTCCGCGACCGGTCACGGGCTGCTCATGCAGACGAACGACGACGGCGTGAACACGCTGACGCGCAGGAACCACATCCAGAACTGTCGCGTGCGGAGCAACGGCGGTGACGGGGTGCGTTGCACCGGCGAGCGCTACCTGTCGATCGACGAACTCTACGCGGACAACAACGCCGGTGTCGGCCTGGTGATCGAGGGCTTCGCCGAGGACACCGCTCCGCCAGCTTACGCTGGGACGTCGGTGGTCCAGCTCGGTCGCATCGTCAGCGCCTCGAACTCGGGCGGTGGCTACCTGTTCGACCGCTACGCTGTCCTCTCTGCCGAGTCCCTGGTGTCCGAGACGAACACCGGGTGGGGCATCGAGTTGGACTCGGGCAACCAGACGGCAACGTCCGGCGAGTCGAACGACGGCTACATCGCGAACTACGAGTGCATTGGCGACAGCTCCGGCGGAATCAACGTCCGCGAGGAAGCCGACGTCCAGGGCATGAAGTGGGGCCGCGTTCACATCCACGAAAGCGCCGGCACTACGTTCGACCAGGACACGGTCGGCATGTTCATCCGCGGTGCGCTCGACTGGC